GGTTGCACCTACGAATGTAAGAATTGCAAGCACCGCTACAAAGATTCCTTTATCGTCCGACAGGAATTAAATAAGACTCTACAATACGTCCCAATGAATCCTGGTGCTCCCAAGGGTATTGTTGGATTCCATTGGAATAGTCTTTGCGCTCAATGGGGTTTAGATTGGGGCAAGCTCGCTGAATTGGCTATTCGGGCAAAGCAAGCGTTTGACGAACACGGCGACGAAACTTTGCGGATTGAGTTTAAGCAAAAACGATTGGCGATGTCGTGGGCAGAAGATCCAGATGAAGGGGGCGGCGAAGTTATGCCTCAATCCTACAAGATGCTGGAAATTTGGGAAAACGAGGGAGCCATGGTTGATGGTAAGTTACAAGACCCGCCCATTACCGATGAGCATAAAAAGAGTAAAGTCTTTGCTCGATTGCGATTTATGTCCGTGGATTGCCAGCGTAAAGGGTTTTATTGGATTGTGCGGGCTTGGAGCATTGATGGCAAATCGCGGATGGTTCAATGGGGTTATTGCGATACGGAGGAACAATTACGCGAAACGCAATTAAGGCACGAAGTATCTCCCTTGTTTGTTTTCGTGGACTCTGGTGATGGCCCTAATACTGATGCGACATATCGGATGTGCGCTCGCTACGGCTGGAACGCTACTAAGGGTTCGGGACAAAATGAATTCCCCCACCGGATTCAAACGCCCTATGGCATTAAGATTTCCTATCGCCCCTATCAGAAAGCAAAAGTTATCCAGGTAGGTCAATCATCCTGTAAGTTATATTTATATTCCAATCTTGTCCTAAAGGATTCCCTTACGCGGTTACGTCGATCTGGACAGCATACTTACCCGGAGGACGCGGGTGATGAATACCGCAAGCAAATGCAATCGGAACACCGCACCAAATCAGCCAATGGCCAACCTATTTGGCTTCCTATCGGTGAACGTGCGAATCACCTATTCGACTGCGAAACGATGGGAGTCTTGCCCGCTATCATGGCCCGCCTTGTAGGTCGTAATAAGTTGAAAGCAAAATCTGTGGATAACAAGGATGCCGAGAAGGAAGTGAAACCGGGTGAAAGTATTGACGAGCCGTAAATCCTGGGCAAATTACAGTCAAGCTGGTCGGCGTTGGCATGGGCTTGGTATTCGTGGTTGAATAACAAAATCAACGTCGGCCAGCCCTTTTGACATACGGCAAGAGGTATGGCGCGAGCGCAAGGTATTTTCCTTATTTTAGAAATTCCTGACATTGAGGCAATCGTGGCACAAGCGGTCACGCTTCTCAAACAGGGCAAGACGATGATGGAGTATCAAGATTCTGGGACTCATGTAGTTAAGCAATTTCCGATGACTATTCAAGAAACGTTATTGGAAGCTCGATACGCTTTGATGGTTAAAGACCCCATTAAATACGGTTCACCCGATCGTGTCCGGGTAATCAATATGCTTAATAATTTCCGCGGGTTTTAATTTATGCAAAAGAAGCCAAAGAAGAAAATCTTACAAGTGCCAAAGGCCAAAGTGCCTAAAGCACCGAAGGCATCCTTCTCTGGCCCTGTAAAGCAAGCATCGTCGTCGGGGCCGGGAGTATTTTCAAATTTCGAGGCGGCAAAGTTCTCAAACAAACGTTCCTGGATTTGGAGTTCATGGCCGCAAGACTTCAAGAAAACGATGACCGTGTTCGATCGCATGGAAACCATGCGAAAGACCCGGTATCTGGAATTAAACGCTGGTCTAATTCGTCAAATCCTTTCGGACGTAGCTTTATATTCGGTAGGCAACGGCATTAAACACCAAGCCCAATCTGGGGACGAAATCTGGGATGACGTGGCAGACGCATATTTTAATCAATGGGCTTCGCGGGCTTGCGACATTACCGGTCGTTATTCTTTCTTTGAAATCCAGCACATTTGTTGCCGGTTAATGCACCGCGACGGTGAAGTGTTTATCATTAAGACCCGCGGCCCCAATAACCAGCCGAAGTTACAAATAATTGAATCTCACCGCGTTGGCAACGCTGTCGATGGCGCTCCACCCCCAGGCATGATTGATGGGATACAGTTTGGCCCTTACGGACAACCTATCGCATACAATGTCATCCGTTCCGACGGAAGCTCGCGCCTCGTCCCAGCCAACGCGGTGATTCACCTTTACGATCCTCAACTTGCATCCGGCGCTCGTGCTTATTCGCCCCTCCAACACTCGGTAAATAATATTATCGACATGATGGAAATCTTATCGCTTGAGAAATTAGCGGTTAAGACTCAAAGCGACATTACGCGGACGATTACCCGCGAAAACCCTAATTTCGACGGCACTCGCGGGGATTTTGAAGCGTTTGGTATGAAGCCACAGGATTACGGCGATGGGATGACCGATCCTAATGAAGCTTCGACGTTTATCGGAGGAAAAGTCTTATCTTTAGCTCCCGGAGAAAAGCTTGAATCCTTTGAATCGGCACGTCCTAACAGCACTTTTAACGGTTTCATTGAGCATTTGATGAAAGACAGTCTTAGCGGCGTATTGCCCTATGAATTCGTGGCAGACCCCACTAAGGCGGGCGGTGCAAGTGTCCGTTTCATCGTTGCTAAGGCCGACCGCACGTTCCAGCACATCCAAAATGTAATTATTCAGCGGATGCTGATTCCTGTATGGGGCTATATTATCGGTTCCGCAATTAAGGACAGTATTTTACCCGCCAATGATTATTGGAACCGCGTATCGTGGACGACTCCGCGCCGGGTCACCGTAGATGCGGGTAATGATGCTCAACAAAACCGCCTAGATATTGAAACCGGTATCAAGACGATTACCGAACACTATCTGGAACAAGGCGAAGATCCTAAAGCGAAGATGCGCGAAAACGCTGCGGAGAAAGCGTATATTAAACGCTTGGCTAAGGAATTTGATATTGAACCTTCCGCAATCTACAAACCTCAAAACCTTGGCATCGACGATGTAAATAAATCGTTTGAGCAAAACGGTGGCGAGAAAGAGCAAATGGATGACGGTGAAGTAATCACTGATCCAGATGACGATAATGTGGAGGAATAATTTATGCACGTAAGCAAAAAAATGTTAAAGAATTACGCGAAGATGCTTATTCATCCCCTCAAAGCGGATGAGTATCAGCAAAAGGTTGAGGATGCTTCGCTAAAAATTACCAACCTCAAAAAAGCTTCCGAAATGGAAGAAGTTTTGGAAATGATTTTTGGTAAGAAACCGCAAATGCGTAAAGCATTGAACGTGGCCTATATCCCGGTGAAGGGTGTCTTAGGTTCCGATTTAACCGAAATTGAATCCATGATGGGTTCCGTGGACGTTCAAGAAATTGAAGAAATGCTTGAGGACGCGGAAGCCGATGAAGCGATTGATACGATTGTCATGGAATACAATTCCCCAGGCGGTTCCGTCACCGGTATCCCAGAATTGGCTCGCAAGATTAAGAATTGCACTAAGCGCACGATTGGATTCACCAAGAGTCAATCTTGCTCTGGTTCAATGTGGTTGATGAGCCAATGCGATGAAGTTTATTGCACCGAATCCAGCGTAGTAGGTTCCATTGGCGTATATGTTATGGTCTTAAAGACCAAGAAAGCGTATGAAGCCGAAGGTGTCGAAGTAGATTTGATTAAAAGCGGTTGGGCAAAGGCCGCGGGTTATCCTGGAACCGAAATGACCGGCGATCAGCATAAGCTTTTCGAGGAAGATGTGGCCGAAGTCCACCGCTGGTTTATCGACGCGGTTAAATCGGTTCGCACGTATGCGGATGAAGCCGATATGCAGGGTCAAACCTGGAATGGCAAGAAAGCCGCGGAGAAAATGCTGGTTTCCGGCATTATGGACTCCCTTGACGACGTTTTCGCCTACATTGGCGAGGATGTAGCCAAAGCATTTGAATTGATGGAAAATGGCCATGAAATTGGTGCAAAGTATGGTCATGGCGCGGAAGCCAAAGCCGATGTTAGCCCAGAACAAGGCAAAGACTTAAAAAAGAAAAAAAAGAAAAAAAAGGAAAAGGACGAAATGGATGAAGCGGAGGAATCGGATGAAGGCGACGAAGGCGATGAAGCCGAAGATTCTGATGACCCTAATCATGGCGAAATCGAGGAAGAAGATATTGGTAATTCTGCCCCGATTGAAACCGATCCAGAGAATAAAAAGAAGCGTGGCCTTTGACACTTGGCATAAATTATGACATTTGAAGAACGTTTTAATTCGTTGAAACAAGCTTTCACCGGCAAGACCGCCGAAGTGGAAGCCAAAATCGCCGAATTGTCGGCTGTTAATGCCAAGGTCGAAGAATTGACCAATGCCCTTTCCGCAAAGGAAGGCACGATTGTAGAATTAACCGCGAAGCTCGCCGAAGCATCCGACAAAGTTGCTTTAGCCGAAAAGACGTTAAGCGAAATTAAAGCTTCCCAGGAAAGCGCCGGAAAGAAAGCCGCCGTTATTGCCGCCTCCGTAGGTGTGCAACCCTTGGAAGTTAATCCTGCTCAAGCATCCACCGAATCGAAGTCTGATGAAGAATTAGTTTTGGAATGGACGGCTCTCAAGCAAAAGGACGCTAAGGCCGCTTCCGAATTCTACAATAAAAACCGCACTGCTATTCTCCGTCACGCGGGCCTGTAATTTTTTCCTCTCTCAACCCTAACTCCCTAAAAAAATATGTCTAATAGTATTGGTGGATTAACACTCCAACTAGTCGCTGAAGAAAGCTTACGAACGCTCGTTCCACAGCTGGTTCCTCTGACTGAAATCGCAGTAACTGATTTCGGCAACCTCGTTGCTGAACGCGGCACTACGGTTCACACCCGCTACGCTTCGGCGTTCACCGCTTCGGTGTTCGACCCTTCCGCTGGTTTCGTTTCGGCTTCGGCTGTTTCGACCGATGTTCCTGTCACGGTTACTGATCTCAAATATGTGGACGTAGGTTTCACCGATTATGAAGCTTCTACGCTGACCCTAGAACGTTTACGCCGTTTGTTTTTTGCTCCAATTGCCAACGCTGTGCAAAAGAGCTTGTTCGACGACGTGTTAAACAAAGTGACGATTGCGAATTTCGCAACCGCCGCTTACTCTGGCGCTAAAGCTTCTTTCAACCGCGTTGCGATTGCTAACGCCGCCACGAACCTCACCAAAGCTAATTTGCCTCACGAAGGTCGCAAGTTGCTCCTTAGCCCGGACGCTATGGGTCAATTAGTCCAAGACCCCTCTGTGGCTCAAACCTACTCCTACGGTGTTTCGGACGTTATCCAAAACAACCAAATCGACAAGCGCTTGCATGGCTTCTCGGTTAGCGAGTATAACGGTTTCTCTGGCCTCGGCCAAGCCGGGACGGAATACTTGAACGGTGTGGCATCGTGCAAAGAAGGACTTGTAATCGTCACTCGTGTTCCAGCGGCTCCTACGACCGGTGGTGGCGAGCAAATGGTCGTGGAAGATCCAGACTCCAAGTTCTCGTTCGCTCTGCGTTATTATTATAATTGGCAAGAAGGCCAGCATCATATGAGCGCCTTGTGGTTAGTTGGTTCTGCTGTTGGTAATCCCAACGCTCTCCAACGCATCGCGTTCACGTCGTAATCATTTCGGGGGTGGTATCGCCCCCAATGCGAAAATGCTAAAGGGTCGCCTCAACGCCAGGGGCGGCCCTTTTATTTGACATACGGCAAATTGTATGGCAGATTTACCCTCAGAATGGGCTTTAGACGCTGTTGAAATCTTGGGGGAGATTCCTAAGCAAGTAACCGTTCAAATTGGCTCTAATGGCATTCCAAAGGCATTTGCGGCCCTATTGACACCGCCCTCGGTCATGCAGGACATTGAGACCGGCGGTTTTGTGAACCATGCGTCGTTTGATGCCAAGTTTTTGAAAACGGATGTGACCGCAAATCCGACTTACTTTGTTTATGGCAATATTATGAATTACAATGGTAGCCAATACCGGATTATGACGGTGATCGACCGTCCACCGTCCGCTTGGTATATTGTTAAGGTTCAAACGCTCACTCAATAATGCCACAAATCGTTTATCCTGGTCAGCTACGCGGGCGAATTCAGCAAGGGGTGAATTATGGGGTCGTGGCCACTCGAAATGTCCGGGTAGATGCCAAGGAATTGACGAACCTGTTGCTTGAATACGCAAAGCTGTTTAACAAAGCGTTGCC